TTTGTGGTCCCCGGGAGCCGCCGCCGCCGCGCTCTCGCGGTAAATGTAGCGATACTTGGGCCGAGCCTTGCCAGTCGGTATGCGTCGAATGTACTTGTGTTGAGCCGCCTTCTCGAGCTCATCCACAGCCCGCCCAATGGCCGCCCGCAGGTCGGCGACTGGGGCGGGCTCGAGCGACTTGGCCGTCGCCTCCCCGCGGCCCGCCACGCTGCGCTGTAGCACTTGGCCGATCTCTCGCACCATGCGGTCAATCTGCGCCGCGTAGGCGTCATGCATGCGGGCATGGATACCCGCGAGCGCCGGGTGCTTGAGCGGATCTTCTTTGTGGGGCAACGCCTTCTCGAGCCGCTCGGCAAGCTCCGAGTCCACCGGCCGCAACGCCCCTACCAGGGCCTTGAGTAGATCCTCGCCCTTTTCCGCGAGCTCCGCGGGCGTCGTTTCGAGCTGTAGCCGCATGCGGCTCCCCTCCTACGGTGTCGGGTCGCCCCACATGACGAAAAGGCCCGTGAGGGGCGCCGTCGTCGCGTTTTCGATCTCCACCGCGTTGATGTCGGCTTCGAGAAAGAGCTTCGCCGTGTCTTCGCTTGCCCCCGGGGGCTTCGCGCACACGATATTGTCGAGACTGCCGTTGAGCCGCACGTAGGCATTCTGATTGAGCTCGAGATAGAGCCCCTTCACTGCCGTTATGTCGCCGAGACACAAAGACTCGGTGGCCGCAGCAGCAATTGCGATGTGCCCTTGCACGTGCTTTTCGTAGCCGTCGATCACCTTTTCACTCAATTGGGAATCATCCGAGAAAAGCAACCGCCGCATTTCGGTGTCCCGGGCAATGCGTAGTTGAATTGTGTGCTTGATCCGCATCGGTTCCCCCTACAGCGTCAAGTCGACCATGTAGCCTCGACGCCCGAAGCTCTTTTCGGCTTCTTCTTCGTCGGCTGCCGCCGCGTCTGCTTCTTCGTCTTCTTGCTGCCGCAAGAGCTCGGCTAGGTCTTCGTCTTCTTCGGCGCCAGGCTCGCCCGGAGCACCACCGGCCCCTGGTGGGCCACCCTCTTCGCCAGGCATGCCACCTTGCTCCGCGGCCTCTTTGCCCTGTACGAACTGCAACCACGTCGGATCGAGTATCACCTCCCCCTTGCCGTCCGGGAGCGGCTCGAGGTCGTCTTCGGCGCGGAGCTCGTCAATCGTGCGAGTCGTCTTGACGAGCTTCGTGTTGAGGTCTGCCACGTCGCTTCGAGTCTTCGCGTCGAGGCCCACGAAGTTGAACTCGAAGTCTTCGTTGAGCGGCCAAATCACGTGCTCGTTGATCTGCCGCTCCACATTGCGCAGCAACGGGCGCAAGCCACGCTCTTTGCTCTCAATGATCTTGTCTTTGTTTGCTGCTTCGGCAAGCGTGGATTTCATCCCCGTGTTGCCGTACTTGAAGTTGATTTCTAGCGGGTCCATGAGATACATGGCGCACGCTTGCTTCAACAAGAAGTCGTAAAACGCGGAGTATTCCATCTCTCGATTATTCTGCTGCATCGAGATCCATTGCAGGTCTTCGGCATTCGTGATCGGCGTGCGCCACGAGTTTTCGACGCCACTACAAAGCTGGAACCACATTCGCCGGAAACTGCGGAGCTCCTTTTCAGGCACCGCGCCCTTGAAATTGAGAATGCCTTTCTGCGCTGATCCCTGCGTGAACGCCTTTTGATTGTACTCAAAAGCGAAGAGCATTGCGGTCACGGTCGTTATCAGCATCTCAAGCTCTGACACGCCATAGCCAAAAAGCCGGATATCAGTGCGCGGATTGCGCACACCGAAACAAAGCTCCTCTTGATTGTATTCGTTGATGATCATGCCGTCGTAGATCTGCACGTAGCGGATCGCCTTCTCGTCGTCTTCGTTCAAAAACACCGAAGCCGAGTCGGCAATGCGTATCGTGCTCGCGTCCACGGCGTACCACTCGACGGGCTGCCCCCGCTTGTTGGGCACGATTTCCCAGGCAGACTGATCGAAGACAAGTGAATCCCACAAGAGCTTGCGTATGAAGTCCTCGAAGTTGTCACGGCCACGGGGATTGTCAGAAAGCCCCGTGCGCAAGATCATGTTGTTGGCTTGATCAATCCACGCCTTCGTTGCTTTCGAGGGGCTCTTGTCACTCTCGCGCATACGCACGCGAAAGCCCAAGTCGTAACGGTCCCGACTCACCCGCGCGAAGCTCGCCATTTGATTGATCCGGGTCTGCACCACCGCATGGATCGGTGGCGTTTTCCAGATCATGGCCTTGAGCGTCCCGTAAGTGATCTGGCTCGGTTTGTCTTTGTAGCCGAGCTGTTCAACGATGGAGAACGGGTCCCAAAAGAGAGTCTTCGGGTCTTTGTCCGCTTGCACCGTGGGAAAGGGCGTGTTTTCGGCGGTATCCTGTGCGTTACCACCGGGGGCGGATTCTGGCCCCTCCCCAGTCTTCACGTCACGTTCCGCCCGCGCTTTCATCAGCGGATCATTCTCCGCTGCAAAGTCCATGAGCGCTGCTCCGGTCGTGCCCACAAGGTGGGCAGCCGTTGAGCGCAATACGTCCGTGAAGCCCATTGTGGTTTACTCCTTGCCGGGGAAATAGAGATCCGGCTCGACTGGGGCGGGCCGTAGGAGCGGCTCGTTGCTCTTTGTCAGAATCAACGCCGCGTTGCTCTGACCGCCCATGTACCCACCCTTGGGCAACATGCGGCTCTGCACCGTGTCGTTGCCGCAATGCGGGCACGCGGTCAGAGCTGCCGCGTAGCGCTCCCCGCACGCCTCCGACTTGCAGAGCACCGATTGCCGCAAGATTGCGTCCGGTGGCGCCAGCGTCGGCGGGGGGCCATAGTAGAACTCCGACTTGAGCAGCGCTTCGGCGCGGGCGTCCGTGTCCCCGTGCACGGCCGTCTGACTTAACGGGTGCGGTCGGCCGCCCACCCGCACGTCGGGCTCGCTCTTGCGGAGCTCGGACACCTTCACGGCGTGGGCGTGGGCCATGTCTTGCCGCTGCGCCGCGGGGCTCAGACTCTTACGCGTGACCGTGCGCTCGAGCGCCGTGGTCCCCGCACTCATCTGTTGCGCTTCGTCGCGGTCGTCTTCGCTGAACTTGTCTTTGCCCGTGCTCGTGCCGCTGGGCATGCCGTCTTTGCCCGTCCCAGCCGCGGGCGCACTGTCGCCGCTTCCGCCCGTCTTGCCCACGCCGTCGAGCTCCCCGCCGTCCGCGGAGCCGCTGTCAATGCTCGAGCTCTTCGGGTGCCCGAGCTTCTTTTCATCGTGCTTGGGCATGCCATCCGGGTCTTTGGTGGGCATCATTGCGCCCGACTTTCGCAGATAGTCACCGAGACTATGCAAGCCCTTGCTCATGCCTTCCCCTCCGTTGACGCGCTTCTGAAGCTCGCCCATGATTGCCTTGTACCGAGCTTGCAGCGCGGGGTTGTCGCCCACCTTGCCCTTGAGCTTCGCGGCCGTGGCCTTGAGCTCCTCGGTAGAAGTCTCGCCGAGCGACTCGCCGGGTTTGCCGTCGTCGGCCTTCTGGAATAGCCGTTCTTGTTTTGCGTACATTTGTGCTTTCTCCAAGGCTTCGGCGTCGTCGCCGGTGAGATAGTCGGCCAGGGCATCTAGCCCCGCCATGCTCTTTTTCATCGTACCGCGCTTCGCTTTGAGCTCCCGGGCTATACCCTGCAACGCGTCCAGCGCTTTCTTGTCACCCTGGCCCATTGGCATCACGAGATAATCCCCCGTGATAGCTGCATCGCCCACGAGGGGGCTGCGCGTCGACCCGTAGCCACCCTGTAGTTTGTCGGCTTCGTTGCCCGTCCCATACAGCGTGGACGGGGGAGCGAAGTGCGCATTTACCATCGTTACGTGCTCGCCGTCTTCGCTGGCGTACACGGCCACCGCGTTGCTCTTGTCGCCCACAAACTCCGGGTGCGGGCCCACGTAGTGATAGGCGATATCGGCTCGATTCGGCAGCACTGACTCGAGCATCTTTGGCGTGAGCTCCCGCCCCACCTTCGCGGCGTGTGCATCGAGCTTCTTCTTCGTCGCGGGGCTTAGGTGCTTGTCCGAGATCACCATATTGCCGTTGCTGTAGTACGTCACCCCCTCGTGCTCGAGCTTCATAGCCCGATCCTGCCAACGGCTATCGAGCTGCCCCAGTTTGGCCTTGTCGCCCGGCTTCCGCACAGCCTTGTCGACTGTCGCAGCGTGCTTCTCGCGCGTGTGCGCTATGAAGTCGGAAAGCGACTTGCCCGCCTTCTTTGCTTGCGCTTCGCCGAAGCGGTGCTTCGTCATGTTTTCCGGCCGATGAGGCATACTTGCTAAAATGGAACTATCGGTGCGGGGTTCCCCCGCTGCCTCAATTCCACCCACACGATATTGCCACTTTCCCGATCCTACTTTTTCGACTTCTAACTGCACGTCATATTTCGTCCACTTGTACGTGGTCCCCGTAGGCGCCTCTTTGAGCTCTTTTTGACTCGGACCAAACGCCTTCTGCTCAGGCTCGGGCTCACCCTTCACTGTCCGTGCCGCGACTGGGGCGGGCTTGGGCTCGGCTTTGGGTTTCGGCTCTGCCTTGCTCGCGGGTTTCGCTATGGCGTCGTAGTAGCCGGGGGGCGAGATCGTAACGTCGGCCTGCACAACCTTCTTGCCCTCGGCGTAGCGCCCTGGCCGGAACTCTGCTTCGTCGGCTAGATCCCGCGCGAGATCTCGACTCTGCATCGTTTCCCCGCCCGCCTCGTGCCACATTTTCCCCTTCTTCTCATAGCGGAATTCATGATACCCCGAATCATCGAGCCATGAGATTTGCGTCCCCTCGGGCATCGCTTCGAGCTTGTGGCGATTGTCGTTGGGATGGATGCTAGGCGCCCATTCCTCGCGCTGCGCAGCCTTCGGCGGCTCCCCCGCAGTCGTCTCTTTGAGCTTCGGCGGGGGCTCTTTGGGCGATTGCTTCGCCACAAACGCCCGCGCATCCTTCAGCACATATGGCGTGTCGTCATTGTCGAAACCATCCGGTTTTGGCTTCACTCCCGACTTTTTCGCATAGGCCAACGCCTCCCTATGCAATGCGCTACCCGGCGAGAGCTTGCCACTCTGCAAGCGTTGCGCTTGCATGTAGCGCCACGTGAGCTCAGCCCATTGCTTCGCGTCGGGCTCGCGTATTTGCTTGTCCGCGTAGTACCGGACGAAAGCATCCAAGTCGCCGCGCCCATACACAAGCGCGGCCTCCATTGCTAGCGCGTCCGCTCCATCGAGCTTGGCGACTCGCAAATTGTCGAGCGCCACACCGGCCTGATAGGTCGCAAGCCCTTCTGCGTGTTGCTTTGCTTCATTGTTGCGGACATCAAACTCGCTTTTGGGCCCCGCTTCCGTAGGCTTTTCTTCGGCCTTCGGCTTCGCCGCGGGCTTCTCGGTAGACTCCGCGGGGGCCTCTTCTTTGGCTGCCAGTGTCCGCAAACCATCGTTGACTTTGACCACAGCCGCGGGGATATCGGCATCGAGCACACCCGCGCGGGCCAGCGCTTGTCGCGTCATAGCTTCCGCTGTGCGCCGATCCTTCCCAATCATTTCGGTGTACTCTTTGGCGTACTCCCCCAATTCGCTGATCACTTGCCCCACGCGGCGCGCGGTCCCCGCCGCAGTCAAAACCGGCGTGAGCTCAAAGCTTCTGATCTCATCTTCGGTTAGCGGCTTGTCGTACACCGCCACGCCATGACGAAACCGCTTATCGGCTTCAGGCTGTGCTCCCTTCGGTACGTTCGCATAGGATACCGGCCGGTTGTTGGCCCCATAGCGATACTTTCCATCGGCGCCCTTGGCATCTTCTGGATCAAAGCCGCCCTCTTTGGCTGCCTTGGGTTCCGCGGTGGGCTTCTCGGTGGCCTTGGGCTTCGGGCCTTCCGTTTTCGGCTTGTCTTCGCGTTCTTTGCCGTAGCCGTACTTTTCGCGGTGCGCGTCCAACGCAGCCTTCGCCCGCTTCTGCTGCGCTTCGGTCCCGTGCCTCTGCGCGGCCTCGTGCGTGCGCGCGAGCCGCTTGTGTGCACTCTCGATCTCTTGCTCGTGCTCCTGCGTCACCATTTCATGCACGTGCTCTTTGGCCACGCGCATTTCGTGCCCCGTCTCATCGTGGCGCATCGTCACGTGGCCATCATGGGCCGCAGTTACTTCGTAGTGGCCCTCTTTGCCGGCGTGGGACACCTTCACTTTCTCGCCCACGGTAGGGGCCTTGCCCATGTGCTTCGACGTGACGTTGTAGACGTAGGTGTATTTGGGCTTGGGCTTCCCGGTGGGAATTCGCTTGATGTACTTGTGGCCCGCGGCTTTCTCGAGCAAGTCAAGCGCACCGTCCACGTCGCCGCGCTCGAGCGCCTTGTTGAGCTCTTCGTCAAGCAAGCGCTCGCCGAGCTCATCGAGCCCCTTGCTCATTGCCTGCCAGTCGGGGGCATACGCTTGCTCTTTGCGAAACGCCACAAAGTCATTCTCGAGCGCTTGGCTCGCTGCCACGAGCTCCGCTTGCCGCTCCGCAAGCGATTGATACGCTGCCATTCTGGCTTGCTCCTTTGCCTGCTTTGCCACGGCCGGATCTCGGTCGTCGGCGTCGATAGGCATGCTGAAACGCTCTTCGAGCTCGTTGGCTTCGCGCTCGATCTCCTGGCGTTGCTCGAACACGTCAAGCGCCCGCCCCTCGAGCCCCGTGCCGCGAAAGCGATCAAGCCACGGAATGCCCCACTGACTCATTGCTTTGTGCCTTTCTGCGACTGGGGACGAAGCCGGCCGCCCTTGTAGGTGAGCTCGCCCTTGCCTCGCGCGTCGTTGAGTACCCCGCCCACGAGCTTGCTACCGTAGCGCTTCGTAAGCGGCTTCAGATCCGCGAGCTTCACGCCCGCCTTGCCCGCTTTCTCGAGCATGGCCCCCACCTTGCCCCGGACGGCGCGCTTGCTGGCCCCCTCGCCGTCAAGGTGGGCGTCTTTGCTGCCCTCGTACTTCTCTTGATCGTAGTAGTATCGCCACTTGCCCGTTTTGCCCTTCACGCGGCGATAATAGGTGCCCCCCGCGGCCTCCGCTTTGCGGAGCTCGTCGACCGTCACGAGCTCCACCCGACTCTTGCGGAGCTTCTCGGCGCGGTACTTGAGAGCCCGCTCGAGCACCGCGGCGCCGAGCTCCCCGGGAGCCTTCCGGTCTCGCATGACCGAATAGACGGCTTGCCGCAGAGCCACCTCGTTGGGCGCCGACTCAATCAGAGGCCCGAGCATGGCCTGCCACGACGCTTCGGCGTCGGGGTCCAGGCCGAGCCCTGCGAACACGTCGCGGAGCCGATAGACGGGCTTGCCCGTGTCTAGGAGCCGCGCCACCGTCGCCGGCTGGGCCGGGCGATACGCCTCCGCGAGCTCCCGCAAGCGCCGTCGATCTGGCACTTGGCCCCCCTGGCGCACTTGGATGAAATAGCGCCCGCGGCCGGGCCCATAAAGCGACTTGGCGAGCTCGCCGCCGTCGAGGCTCTTGTTGACCGTCATGCGCTTGAAGATCCCGACCACATAGGCCCAGTCGCCAGCATGCCCCTCTTCTTCGGCGCGCTTCTTCGCGCGCTCCCAATATTTCTCGAGCCCAGGCTTGACTAGGTTCGCAGGCATCGTTCCCCCCAATTCGGCGCAGAATGGCCCGTCACGCGCCGCAGACGTGGATCAGTATCGCATGAGCCCGGCCGCCCTCGGGGCGCCGAATATGGGGCCTCCAGGGCGCCCTACGGCCATCGTTGCGGAGTCGTAAAGGTTGGCAACGGGGGGATCGTCACTCCCCCCGTTGCCTTTGCCGCTAGAAGCAGCAAACTCCCCCCCATCCGAAGACTGCTCACCGTCGCTTTCGTCGTCGACTTGCCCAGTGAGCTCGGCAAGCAAGCGCTCTTGCGACTCGCGATCCAAGGGCACATCGTCGCCGAAGTCAAACGAAAAGCCCCCGGCCCGTATCGCTTGATCACAGATCCAACAGCCCATTACGGTGTCGTCGTGCGTGCCCACGCTTTGCAGTTTGCCATCCTGAAAAGTGAAGGCTCGCATTTCCTCGATCCAGACGTTGGTGAGCTCCACACTGCGCCGGTCGCCTCGTGGTATCCGAAACTTGCCGTTTTCGAGCAAGACGCGAAGACTCGGCACGCCCTTGTCGAGAGTGTTTTTCGCTGCCCCGGTCGTGAATTGCTTAATCGGTAGGTCGGTCGTGCGGATCAATTCGTCGCCGAAGATCCGTTGCATCTGATTCGCTTCGAGGAAAACAAGCGCGGGCTCGTACTTGCGGCCAAGCTCGTTGATCTTGGATAGCTGCGCCTGATACGCGAGCCCCTTCTCGCGGTACAAGTCGATCAGCCACCGATTGCCAAAGCGGTCTCGGCCCATAACCCAGATCACCGTGTAGTCGGCTTGCACTGAGCTCGAGATTGCGAAGTCGACGCCCATGTACGGCGTGACGCCGAGCTCGCGCCAGACTTCGAGCGGCATGCCAAGCGTCATGGTCGGTTGCTCGATAGGCTCGCCCCGAAACAAATACAAGGGGAACAAGCTCATATCGTCGGACACCGGATCGACCATGAACTCCCGCGCGAAGCGGATCTCGCCGATCTCGCGCTTCTTGCGCCGAAGCTGCTCTTCGCTGTAGCGCTCGGGCCATAGCGGTCGGCCCTCGGGATTCAACGCCGGGAAACGCGCGAAGTGATACTCGGGATTTTCGCTCAGGTCGCCATACAGGTCGGCGACGTGAAAGGGCGTGCCCACAACGATGATCTGCCCATCAGGCGTAACCATGTTCGCAATGGCCGTGTGGAAGTATTCGATCTGCTTCCCACGCACGAGGTCACTGTAGACCGTCTCATCGTTCAGTGAGTCATCGACAACGATGTAAACCGGGTGCGCGCCGCGGACGCGCGTGCCGTAGCCGCGAGCATAGATCTTGTGGCCGTTGTTGAGCTCGATCAGCGTCGAGCTCCACCGCTTGCGGCTGCCCGGGGGCGGCACGAGGTATTGCAGCCGCGGGTTTGTCTCGAACTCGAGCTTGATGTCGGCGAGAATGCGGATCGCTTGCTCTTTGGTGGCCGAGAAAATGAAGCCCGACTTGTTGGGGTGCCGCCACGCTTGCCATATCGGATAGGCGAAGTCGTAAAAGTAGGTCTTGCCGTGGTCGCGCGGAGCCAACACGCACAAACGACGGTGCAAGCGGATCAAGTCGTCCCATTCGTCGTGGTGCTTCGAGATCAGAAAGCGCCCGTTGTAAGGGGGCTCGTAAGGCCCCGTGAGCACCTCGCTGGCGAACAACGCACAACTAGACCGCAGCATGCGCTCAGTCTCAAATTCCCAGCTTGGATCGGTCTGGCTGACAGTTGCCCGCGCGAGCTGCTCCAAGTCGCCGTCAAAGCGCCGTGTCGAGTAGATCACCTCGGTTAGACTGGCGGCTTGCTGCGACTGGGGGAGGGGCTCGGGAAGGATCACACCCGGGAGCTCCGCGAGCTCGTCGTAGGTCAAATAGTCTAGGGCAAGGGCAGCGTCCATCCTGCCTAAAATTGCCCGTTTAGCGATCCACTGTCCAGGTCAGAGCGTGGCGTCGTCGTCAACGTAGGCCCCCGGATAGAGGCATCGCCACTCACCGGCCGCCAAAAGCATCTTGCGGAGCGTTGCGCTCACGTGATCGGAGCTCTCGGCGCCCCCCCGTTTCGTGAACCAAAGCTTGATGCCTGCCACCACGCGGTCGGGCAACCGTGCCCCCTCGGGGAAGGGCACATGCAACACGTCAAGGTAGCCATGGCAGTTGCGGAGCTCTTCGGTCAGCGAAGCCACGGCCTCCGCAAGCTTCTTGTTCATGCCCACGAGCTCCGCGTGCGCCACCTTGAGCTCGGCCATGGTCAGCCGCGCATGCCCGTTGCCGTTCCCGTTCCCGTTCTTGCGTTTATCCGTGCCATTTGACCGAGCCCCAATTGATGATCGGCTCGTACTCTTCTTTGGCTTTGCGCTGGGGCTCTTTGCTTTCGCTTTCTGGCGGGGTCTCGAGCGGGGCTTCTTCGACGTGGACGGCTCGTTGTTGCTGACAGATTCGACGGCTAGCTGACTCATTAGGATCGGCCTCCCTGGCGCGGGGGCCATATCCCCCGCGCCTGCTTTGAGCAGGTTCGGGGGTAGCGTCTACCCCGCAGCAACAACGCCGTTGTGCAAGCGGGTAGACGTGTACTCGGATTCCAAGATCTGCGTCGTCGTAACAGGCTGGCTTATTCCGCATAACGGTTTGAGTGTATAACCTTCGCCACTGACTCTCGACCAAAGGTGCCATGCCAACCCCATTGCGCAGACCGAAGGCTGCGCCCGTACTCGAACAACGGTGGAGCGGCCCCACGGGTGCTTGCCGCTTAGGATATCGTCAAGCGCGGCTTCGTAGGCATTCCTTTGCTGGAACAAATACTCAAGCGTTATGCGGCTCTCGGCTTCCCTCCCTCGGGCTTGCACTCGCTCTAGCGCCACCCGCGGGTCAATGTCGAGGTAAACGATCACGGCTGGGGCGGGCACCTTGCCCATGCTCACGCCCCACAGCGCCCGGTACACTTCCCATTCGTAGCGATCGATATTGGCAAGGTTTCGGTGCACTTCTGCAATGCAGCGGTCGCCGGCAAGACTCCGATCTTGCAGCACTGCCTCGCCGCGCTCCCCGCGTCGGGCCTCATGCAGCGCCCAGAGCAATTGCAGACTTCGCCGCTCGAGCACAAACAATTGAAACTCAAGGGCGTTGACTTGTGGGCTGTCGTAGTACCGTTGCAGGGCTTCCCGGAAGCGGGGCGCGTCGGCGTCTTCGATGCAAAGTTGGCCCTGAAAAAAGCGGTTGAGCTCATGGCAAAGGGTCGTCTTTCCGCTCGCAACAATCCCCTCGATGGCAATCACCGGCTGTGCCATGGATCGGCCTCCCAAGCGTCCGAAATAGCCCTTCTAGCGCCCCTATGAGCCAGTCGTGGAATTCCTCTCGCACGCATACCGCAATCGGCCACACGCACATCGAGCTCGCCCCGTGTCGCACGGGGCACCCGGGCAAGTGCTCTCGCTCAGACAACATTTGCGAGTCCGTCAAAACCTTGTCCCACACGGCCATGATAGGCTGCCGACCATAGCGGGCTGACAACGCGTTCAGATCGAGATTGCGCGTCACCACGAGCGACGCCCCGGGCCGAAATTCATCGCCGCGGGCACCACCGTGGGCTGCTCCGTAGCAAGCACCCGCCTACGCAATTCGTTGTGGCAAACGTCGCTGATCCGCCCACAACGCTTGAGCGCTGAGATCACACCGTGGGCCTGGCCTCGCTGAATCATCCACCGGCAGAATAGCTTGCGCTGCTCTCGCACGAGCACCGCTTGATCAATCAGGAAACGGGTTTCCTCGCACTGCTCCACGAGCTCGAGCACCCACGCGCGGGCCTCGTCTT